TGTCGGACCTAGGGTTAATTTAAATTTAGGCGTGGGTTGGGGGTTCACCCCAGCCCCCTAGCGAGATAGCTGTGGACACCTAGCGCCACCCCGTAGACACTAGCGCCACCCTGTAGACATGTCTACACCTAGCGAGCACTCCGATTGGACCGGAGCTACTCCGAGTCCGCGTGTATCTATTGGCTAATAAAAAATCGGCCAATGAGAGCAGCTCCGACGGTTGCCATGGTTACGTAGCGTGGTTTATAAGGGACACTGCGCCTCAATATGTGTAACACAACAACTACAACAACAATGGCATTCAACAGAGGAAAAGCAGGAAGAGGACTTGGAAAGAGGTCAACGGACTACCGTGTAATGGGGCTCCCTGTGCCTGTGCAATCGGATGTACTGGAGAAACCAGCAGATATAATGATGGGACATTGGATGGAAAGGCTCCTGCTCACTCACTGGAGTTTTGAAGATTTAATTTCCGCCACAAAGGCACTTGAGCGCGCGTGGGATCTCCTCGAGTTTGATGATCCATCAGGCACCCGGTTCAAGTTTGAAAAACGGGACTGTTTTTGGGCTCGTCGTGTTTTGATATCTTTCATGATGTTCGGGAGGGAAAGAGGCGATTTAAATCAATTTTCGGAGTGGGTGAGAGAGCAGACCACTGTAAACACAGATATGTTCTTCGAGGGTATTTTTGAGGTAAATGAAGAGGATATTATGGATGACGGCGACTCGGAGCCTGAGTTCGGGGATGAGATACACTCCGACGAGGAGATGAGCGATGAAGAGACTCCAACCGAGGAAGACGTTGACTTTATCGATGACGAGCCACAGGAATTGATGTATGGATCTCGGTTAATTCGTGCTGGTCCAGCCTTTATTCGTGACGCCGATGATGGTGTTGTCATATACGAGAGTTCAGACGACGAGGAAGAGCGCCCGTTGAAGAGATCTCGGCCTTCTTGGGAGGATAGTGATGAAGAGCTAGAGAAGAAACGCTCGTGCCCACCTAGTTCTGACTTTTCTTCTCATGAAGAGTTGGATTTATACTATTCTGATAGTGAAGATGAAGAATTACAATTAATCGAGGAAATAACTTTTGATGGATATGGGGCCACTGAGGAAGAAGCAGACGAGCAAATACGTCAACAGATACAATTACTCGAACCACACCAGATGGACGAGGTGGAGGAAGCTGAATATGTCACCGTAATCGAGGAAGATGTTGAATATATTATCATTGAATAAATAAATAATTAAACTATTTTATAATGTCCACGACACAGAATAGGGCTGGGTGTTCCCATAGTTAAGTCTAAAGAAATAAAAGAACGACAATGAGTGTAACTATCTCAAATAATACGAGTACCACCCATGTGCTCTTCGACAATGGCACAGAGGTAACCGCAATGCCAGTCATCACTGCTAATACTTTTTGTGCCGTGTATAATGAAAATAGTGATATTATTCGAGTGGGTGGCGATGGTATTCACTACGAGTTTGCAAGCGCAGATAGTAATTTGATCGGTGCGACTACACGCGCTCGTTTCGAGGACATGCTGAACACATACTTTTTATTTGCGTGTGCTACTGGAGGTGTAACTAATCCACCGTTTCCTATTACTTTGTATGTCACTGGAAGCGGTGGTGGTGGTGACACTGTTTCTGTTGATGTACCATTGACAGAAGTTGCTGCCAATTATCCAGGCGGTGCTGAGGTAGAAGTAGAGGCCGTTCGCATTATGCACGATCAAACACTGGGGGTGTCACGCTTTGTTGAGGTCGATCGTTTTGTGTTTACATTCGATCCATCTTTTGTGGGTACGTCAGTTATATCAACCCTTATACTGAGTGCCCTTGAACCACCGAACCCCGACTTTACTATTACTTTGCCTAGCTATGTAGGGAACGCAGTGCCAGCCAATCAGACGCTCCGGTTTGATGTTGCCTATAGTACCGCATCGCCGTGGACTTCCACTGTATATATTTTCTTGCGCCCCAGTGCATATTAAACATCATGCTTGGCATCATTCTGTTGTTATTTCTCTATTATATGTTATTGGTTATCGTAGAGATATTATCTACTTGTCTCGGTCGTAGATAGAACATGGACACGCTTGGAGTGCTCATTGTGATTTTTTGTATGATAGCAATCGTTGTTATTTGGACTTTTTTTATTCGGTGGGCGTGTTATTTGTTGGACAAAGACTGGTACCTGCACCAGAGTAACTACGGACCAGCAGTAATGATAGGCCCGGTGTATACACCTCCACGCGTTACAACTCGTTTACAAGGGTCAAAAATTGGAGCTTTGCCGACCCCCCCGCATATGAATTACCACCCAGATCGCGAATAAACTCCATGGGATAATCAAGTTGTACTTCACCTTCCAAGTTTAACACGCTGACATTAGTACCATCAAACGCCAGTATAGTAGCATTCGACGGCAAGTCATTTCTCCGTTCTGAGCCTTCCTTGTACCACATTACACTGCGCCTAAGACGTGTACCAGTAGGATAAGCAGGAGTTACACCAAGACGTACTATTGTTGTTGTTGCCATCGCTGATCGCTACTATGGCATCTAGAATAGATCCAGTATATATAAATAACACTCATGCGGTAGTTAAACAAAGCCCCTTTTTTATTATATATGAGAGGGGGACCGGTAAATGGGATTTCACAATAACTGGATACGAGTTACACAGCGCGAAAAAATTTATTCATTTTATTGTTGAACATAGAGAAGACATGGGTTTGCCAGTTATATTGTATCCACGACAAATACAAGATTAATAAAAGCCTATTCTAGCAGTGGGTTCGACTTCAAAAGAATGATAGCATACGCGTGTGGAAGCGGCCTTGTAATAATATTTATATGTAGAGGTCCCGGTATATCTTTTCTTGAGCCATGAGATGTTAAGCTCAAAGGTGGCTATATCCTTTTGCATCCACGGAAAGTGTTCATCCAACCATGCACCATATAACATGGCCATTAACGAGGGGTTATCTTTAAAATCAGAATCTTCGTTTTGAATGGTTGTCACAATGTCATGGCACAGTTCACTGAACTTTTCTGTTGGGGGCCTCAGAATAATATGACCGCGATGTAAAAATTCCGTGTAAGCAGCATTGTATTTCTTCGGCGGTGAATCGAAAATGTCGTCTATTGTTTGCTCAAAGTAAAAAAGATCGCTTTTCTTCTTGTTCACGAAAACATGCGGCGAGAAAATCAACAACGAGTCTCCGGCACGTAGATTGATGTCTCTATGCATCAATTGATACTTGCCCTCTTCAAAAAGAAGACAGCCTTCTTTCCTGTAAAACCCATATACTCGATCTCGGTTCGTTGTCGTTGGTTTCACGTGCAGATAATCAATACCACCATCTCGTACAAAATCAAGCCAGTCGCTTTGATTGTGATTGGATGTTGGTTTGTATATTTGCAAGACTCGTACTTGCCCCGGTTCAGTGTCTTTCAAAAACGTGTACAGTGTCGCCATTTCTACAGAACCAACCTACGCACAGCTGATCTTATAAAACAGACTCCGTTGCTATGGTAACGGTGTGGCTACTATATTTGGTAAGTCTTGGTTGCCATGGTAACGAAGGTAGGTTTATATGGCACTGCACGCTGCAGTAATAATCTAACAAATTAAATAAGTAATGGCGGCTACAACCGGTTTCCTCGGAACCAATCTTGTTAGAGATCTAGCGAATGTTATCTATGGTATCGGTACACTCACCGCAGGGCAAGTCCTTGCCGTGAACGGCGCAGGAACTACCATCGAGTCAGTGTCACCCGCCGGTCTCGGTAATGAAGTATGTGTCCCGGGGGATTATGCCTCGGTAAACGCAGCTCTGACCGCCGGCGAGAAGAACATCTGTGTACTGAGTACTTACGTGGGAACGGAAACAGCAGATTGGCCGGTCAGTGATGGTGTTTCTATTCGCGGTCAAACACAAATATCAACAAATGTCGATCTCGGTGGTAATGACGTTCACATTAACGCTCTCGCTGGTACTGTGTACAGTACAGGAACTATTACGCTTACAGATGCTGATGCTACTGTTACTGGTGCTGGCACTGCGTTTCTTGCCAATGTTTCTGCGGGGCAGACGTTGAAGGTGGGGTGTGAATACCTGACTGTTGCAAGTATTACCAATGATACTACCCTGGAACTGGCAACAGCATACAATGGAACGACTACTGCAGGTTTGTCGTATGAAGTATTTTCCCCGATCAATTTTCACATCCGAGATTTGCATTTTACCGGTGGAAACATCACAACAACACCATTTCTGGATTGTACAGCCGCTGGTGATCAAGTTATTATTGAGCGATGCACGTTTTCGAATTTTCAGTTATCAGAGCGACTTATTGAGTTTTCTTTGCGGGGAATCCGCCCTCAGATTTATTCGTGCAGAATCAACGACTGTACTTTTTCCCCTGAACACTATTGCGTTGCTGCAACGCCTGAAGTTTGCGCATTAGTTGTAAGAGATACACACATTCGCAATATTGAAGGTGGCAGAGGTTTTTTGGGTGAGGGAATTTTTTGCCATTTTGATAATTGCAGCGTAACAAACGCCTTAAGGGGTTATAGCTTGGATGTTTCTGGTTCTACGTACGCACATCGTGCAAGTCTTACGAGTTGCCTCGCGGATAGGTGTGTCGATGTTGGCTTTGAAACTGGCGGTGACGATTCGCATGTTGTTTTTACCGGGTGCACAGCAAAAAATGGTGACGGTTTCGCCGCTAGAGGAGGTGCTGGAGTGTCACAATACGAAGCCTTGGTGTATCTAGGATGTTTAGCAGACAACTGTACTGGAAGCGGTTTTGGGCTTGGTCAGCACAGCGCAAGTTACACTCGGTGCACAGCAATCAACAACACCGATTCTGGTTTCTTCTTCTCAGCTGCGACTTCATTTAACAGAGGAAGAGTATCCATTACCTCGTGCGTGTCAAGTGGAAACGGTGCTCATGGAATACATGTCGAGGCGACCGACAATACCAAGTTAATTATTGGCGATTGTCAGCTTGAAGATAACACCGGCGATGCTATTGTTTTGAGCGGGACTAAAACAACTGTCGATAACTGTGATATATCTGGAAGCGCGACAAATGGCGTCATTCAGTCGGACATAGGCACAGGAAACCACACGATCGTAAGGGGGTGCCGCATCGAAGGGTTCACTAACGCCGTGAATGACGCTGGAAGCCATGTTGTGGTTACTGATGTTTTTTAATAAATCAACCCCTCTCGCTGTTTGTAAAATCTAACACATAATACAAGAAATATGGCTACAACCGGTTTATTAGGTACCAATTTAATCAGAGATGCCACCACTAAGATCCTTAGTGTGGGTACGCTCGCTGCAGGACAATACCTACGTGTGAATGCAGGCGACACAGAGGTGGAGAGTGTCGCTGGCTCTACGATCTCGAGCATCTACGATGCCATTGTTCCTGATGATTATGCAACACCTGGAGCACTAATTGCTGCTCTGCCAGGAACATTTCCCACAGGAGGATCCTTTTTGATTCGCTCGGGGACATACACAGAGGCGGCTGCGCTCAGTGTCACTGACGACAACTATCGTTTCTTCGGGCAGAATAAGGGGGATACGATCATTGACTTTGACGGCACTGGCTCGCTCTCTTTTGACTCGGGAGTAACGCCGTACCGTACTGGCACCATCACATACACTGCTGGTTCGACCGCAGTAGTAGGTGTGGGTACACTCTTCACGACCATTGCTGCAGCGGGCCCTCTTGTGGTGGAGCGCTCTCTTTTTATCCCCGATTACGGGTACATCCAGATTGCATCGATTACCGACGATACCAATCTTGTACTCTTAGAGGTCATCCCCCCGAATCTCTCAGCAACAGGCACATCAGACTGGTATGTCACCGAGGTACTCAGTGGCATTCACGTGGAAAATATCATGTTTATCAACGAGGACACTGGGCCTACGGTATCTTTTGTGGGATGCGACCGTCCCATTGTAAGAAACATTTGCATGATCGAAACGAGTGGGTTGTATTTTACTGATTGTTGGACGCCTGAGCTGGTTAGTTTTGATATTGACCACAAGGATTTACTGGCAGCGGGAAAGGACGGGATTGTATTGAACAAAACAGTGGATATGATAATTGACCGAGGAGTTATCACACAATGTTTCAACGGAATCAGCACTGCTGGCACGGAAACAACTATTGCAAATATCGCAAATGTCAGCATCAAAAACAACCACAACGACGGCATCAATTGTGAAACAGCTGGTTTGTATAGTACCATGTCAGACTGCGTGATAGAGAACAACACGCGTGATGGGATTCGTCTTGGATTTAGTCGTGTGATTTTAACAGGCGTTATATCTGACTTTAACCTTGGTTATGGCCTTTTTGGTGCAGCTGGGAATGCTGTCTCTTACATGGGAAACAGCCGATTCCAGAGGAACGAGAGCGGTGGGATAGATGCAAATGTGGCATTTATCGAAGGGTCTGAGATCAAGAGTAATCTTGGTCACGGTATCCGTATACAATCAGGCGACACCGGGTCACGTATTAGTGGCAATCGCATTATCAATAACGACGACCGTGGCATTGAAGTTGAAGAAACCAGAGTAAGTATTATCGGTAATTACATTGGCGAAAATAACCAAAATACACAAGTAGCAGAAGTAAACATTGCTGTTGGCGCGGATAAGTGTATAATTACAGGAAATACGATTGCTGTTTCTGTAGCAGGAACAGACGGTGTTGTGATAGCCGCTAATCAATGTGTTGCCTCTGCCAATGTTCTCCCTACTACCGATGCCACGCAAAATGCTTATGTTATCTCGGGAGACAACAATGTGGTGTCCAGTAGTAATGCATTCGAGTACACAACCGCTGTGTCAAATACAGGTACAGGCAATGTAATTACTGATGTTCTTTAATTAAATCAATTCTTCCCATGTCAGGGTAACAAACCCAGTGCCGAGAGTACCGATCTCAGTCAATATAATAGTGAGCGTTTGCTGAGTGCCGTCTATACTCGAAGAAAGTGGAAGCGCTTTGTTGTTTGGGATCATATCTGCTGAACCGTCGGTATTTGTAAAGTAGCGCGTATACAATGTCACACCGCCGGTGAATGTTACGTTGTTGGTGGCCACTTCAACAGCAGGGGAGGCTGATGTCCATGTCAGTGCACCGGATGGTGTTCCGTTCAACAATGCAGTTACCTGCGCAGCATCGCCATTACCGAAACCAGTAGCGCCTACCGTAAGACGTACAGGATACACGCTCCATCGATTGTGGTCTGATTTGAGACGAATGGTGAAGATATGCTCTGTGCCTGTGATCGTTACTTGACGACTCGTTACCCTCACAGCGCCTTGTTTTTCTGTGCCACCGAGAGAGATGACGGTAGAGCAAATCTGTTTACACTCACATGAAGATGCCGCAGACACTGCATTCGCTTCCATACGCATCGGGAGAGAAGCCATCTTACAGTATGTACGATCAAGTACATTGTCGTGACTGAACCGGTGACAAACAATACGCTGATCGTCCACAAACACGCCCATATCCACACTTCCCACTCCAAGCCATTGACGTTGTATAAAAAACACATGCGTCTTCGTCTCGTCGATTGTATAGCCGCTTGCACCAGTACCGTCGAGTTTATCCATGTTCCACGAGGCTTGTGCAACACTATCGTCTGTCTCTGTACCACTCACAGTACGACGCTCCACTACACTCAATCCAGTACTATCAACCTGGAAAAAATGCCCATCACCAGTATCGTCAAATGTACTCACTGGAGTTTTGTCTCCCTGTTCATCGTAGTTGCCGTACCGTACATAGGCACCAGCGGGAATGGGATCTGTCAGGTCCAGTACACCAGTGAATAAAATCTGCTGTAGTTTACCTGGCTGATAGGGCACATACTGGTATGTTTGCATCACAGCACGATCACCCGCCGTCGCCGTCAGTGTTACAGAACTCTCCTCTTCGTCATGCGTCACACTGGCGCTACCGGTAGTATCAAATTCCCATTGCCGTACGTCAGCCGCTCCGCCGATATGGTTCGACTCGAAAAGTGTCGAGGGGCACGCTACACCGAGTCGTGCAAACCCACCATCAAAAGCGCTAATGTCTGTACTCATCAATGCCAGTGGTTGTAAACTTCCACCTATCTTTACCCAGCCCTGTCCTTCTGCGAGATCTGCAAGTGCGTAAACTGTGCCGTCGGTAGTACGCAAAAAATTGGTGCCCAGGGCAGACATATTTATTCAAATAAGTTAGATTAACACAACTTTTCGATCTCAATGTAAAAACTATCATCCATCCAAAAATCAGAAAAAATCCACTCATCTTGATTTTTTCTCATGATTTTGTAGCGTAATTCCGGCGTTTTTTGGATCATTTCTCGAAACTCTGCTTCTTCCTCATCATCGTCATCTGGGTTGCTTGGGAGCTGATAATCCTCATCACGCCATACTTTCCACTTCCAGAAGAGACAAAACTCGTCCTCCCATACTTCATTTACCCACGTTGTCCAGCACTTTTTTGCGCCCTTTTTGGTTCTGTAGAATTTCTGTTTCTGTTCGACGCTTGGTCTTTTGTAATCCGGCCATGGCCGATTGTATGTGACGGAGTAATGCATGTTAACCGGAATAGATTGTTATGAAAATGATAAATGAAATCAATCTTTTAGTCAAATAAATGAACAGCGTCAGCGGCGCCCAAATTAGGGACTTCGTTGGTTGCACTTACAGCGCATACGTCTCCGGAGTACCATTTATGCACACAATACACGATGCCAACTCCAAGTAATGTTCCGATACCGTAGGAGATCGCGGGACCATATTGTCCCCACACCTCATCGAGCGAGAATGTTTTTTTACGTTCACGTAGCGGGGGAGTCCCCGTGTTCCCTGCTACTGGCATTGCATTCAAAGCCGCGATGGCTTCTTTGTCCACTACGAGACTCTCGTCAAGAACTTGCTTTTTGTCCGACATTACAGGTACACGTAATTGGCTGTATCTCTACTGCGTGCCGGATAGACGATTTCACCCACGTAAGTGATGCTCCTGTTCCGTCGTCAAGAGGGTCAGGAACGTGAATGAGTCCGAGCTTCATATTTGTGCTCATATCAATAACCCAGTACGCACGGTGATGTCTGTCGTTGTAAACACAAGGGGATGACGTGGCACACCCTAATTGGTTCATAGTTTTGTTGTTTTCATATTAATTGGGTTAGAATATTGATTTTTTGTGTTTTTAGGATGGCAACCAAATACACCATTCAACACGACGGGCGAGTAGAAAAGGAGGAGGTGGCAGTAGAGAACAATTTTCAATGCAATGACTTTCAGTGTATGAGTAAAGTAGTGCGCGTTTTTATCTACGAGCAAGGGGACGATATGCCTTTTCGTATCTTTTGTTCAAACCAGTGTATGAAACGATGGCTTGTCAATGGACAGACACGTAAATTGATGCGCGTGTTTACAGCGATGAGTGATCAGTACGATTTGAATGCACCAGAGTTTTTGTTCATGGAGTTGTATTGCAATAAACAAACAGGCTATGCGTAAAAAGCCCCGCTGTAGATCTGCCCACCCAACACATCGCCAGGCATATACGTAGTAGGATTGAGAAGATAGGTAGGGTACAACGAGGCACCGTGCGCACGCTGTACGCCTCCGTCATTACTCCACTTGTGTGCATCCTCGTCAATCGCCGAGTACACTGGATCGGGAACATCTCGCAGCTGGTCGTACTGTGTGTCTATTTGCCATGCATCTTGGGGGTTGAAGGACGGTGGTTCGCCAGCAGCAAGGTCGCGCGCTTGCGTTGCGGGGAGTCGGTCTTCGTGGTGGTCGCCGATCGGATCTCCGTCCACGATTGGGCGCAACTTTTGGTTGTAAATCCCATGAAACGCGGCCAAACCCGCGAGAGCGTAGAGCGCATACGTTGCCATAATTTCATTAATATCTAACTAAATTAGAGAAAGAGTACAAAAATGTGGATGCTTTTGCTAGCTGGTGGCGTTGCGGCGTTGGCTGCGAGAGAAACGATGTATCCCAGTGAAGAGTGCATACAAAGTGAGAAGGCAGAAGCTTTGATTCCTGCTAAATATGCAAAGAACGCCTACGTGTGGCCGCAGCACGTGATTAACTCCCGGAGCTCAGAAGTGAACGTGAGCCTGCCCCGGACGCGTGACTTTGGCGACAGCGTGCAACAATATGACTGGGTGGCGAGTGGAAGTGGTGTACCATCAGCTGTGTATATGCCTGTTGTATTTCAAGGATAAAGTACCGTTTAATAATATCTCGCCCCAGTGCCAGTAGGAATATTTTTGTAAATTCCATTGACAGCATCAATGCTTCCTCTTTGTTCCGACGTCGCTGAATTGTAAGGCGTCGTTCCTCCCCAATTCACACCACGGGCTTTGTTGGCATTGTGAAGGGGATCACCACTCTCGTTGACGGGGTTCTGATAGCCGATCCAAGTAGGGTCAATGTAACGCAGAGGATTGAGAAGTCCGGGAGTGAACTCCACGCCTGACTTGTTAAGTTTACCAAGATCACCGATACCTGGAATGGATGCCTCGAGATTCTTGATGTATCCTTGATCTACAAGGTACAAAAGGTACATGTCATCCTTGGTCTGGGCTCCTCGAAGACGAATCTTGTGCAATCTTCCGGCCAGCTCCAGGTAGTGATCAATAATCTGTTCTTGTTGGCCAACGACTTCAGGAAACAATTTGTTGTACTTCTCAAGATCAGCGGGATTCTTCGTGTCGAATTGACGCGTCGACCAGTTCCAAAAGTTATGCTTCTGGATCTCAGCCTCTTTGCGGGCCATGTAATCCACAAACTCATTCGGTCCAACTTCTACCTCAATACCACGAGCAACTTGTGCCCCCTTTCCATCGTTAGCATCGGGGTCCCATCCCGAAAAACGCTGAAACTGATTACCAAGTACCCCCCCAACCTCCGGACCGAGAATTTGTGGAGCGCGGGCAGGATCGCCAAGTGCCTGTAAAAAACGCATTTTGGTGTCCATTGGGTCGGCCGGCATCAACGGGACAGGATACTTGTGAGAAACATACTGATTTGCAGGGACATCGACGGCCTCTCCACTTGCATTTCCTTGGGAATCAACAAACTGTATTTTTCCGTTAGCATCGTAGTTCCATGCCATTGGCGCACCAGTTTCGCTGTCAATTTTAAGGGGCCCACCGACAGATTTGATCGCCTGATCCTTGTTCTTTTCGGTGATGCCGCGAAGCTGAGACGCATCGGCATACGAGTGATCCATAGAGGACACTCCGGAGAGCTGCGCCCCCTTTGACGGTGATGCTTTGGGTGTTCTGGACGACATATTGTTCTGGTTACAAAAATGTATTAGAAAGTTTGACTTTATATTAGTAAACAGGCTGAAAAGTAAACGGGCCATCGGTCATCAAATTTTGCTCGATGTATTGCAAATAATCTCCGGAATAGTCGCCTATGGCACCATATTGTAATGGAGCGGGGTTAACTTTGTGCCCATCCTCTGGGGATGTTGAATCGGGAAACTTGCTAGCATACGCAGTAAAGAGTTCAGGATCATCTGCTACGTGTGTGTAATCTACACCTTTGAGGCCTCGATTATACATAAACGCGGCTGCGTAGTTTCTCACATCAGTTTCTGTTTCGAGGTGTTTTACATGCTCACTGGTCATGCCAAAATAGGAAAGGGCTGAGTTGTAAAACGATAGTGATTGTGGATCGTCCAAGTGCACTTGGTTGTCTTTCCCTGTTGCAATGTACCCTCCTCCTGGAATGGTCTTTTTTTCTTCCTCGACAATTAAAGGGGGAATAAAATAACGCCCGTCTGGGGCAACAAGATTACCATCGCGTAATAGATACGTCTTTGGTGCAGTAATGTTTCTTGCTGCGGTGTAGGCAACAGGTGATACGTGATTTTGCCCTGGAAAAAGATCTTGGTTCGGTAACAACGAATGAGCCCCGATAGTGTCGCGCTGTTTTACGCCCTCTGCGCCCCAGATTCTTCCCATTATATATGTTAACGGGTCTATGGCCTTTCCAAAAAATTCAGCCCCTCCAAGCCCCTGTACAGGTGTACACTTCTTCACATGCGTATGCGATCCAACGTCCTTTCGTACTTCCCCGGTACTCTTTTCAAAGTCAGGTTCCTCTATGTATACAACATCGGGATCTCCCAAGGCGTCTCCTTCGTAAATGAGTTCCGTGTGATATTGATCTTCTGAGCAAACATCACAGGGCGGCCCGTACGGTGGTTCTACAATACGCCCCGAATAACTGTGGCAGAGACGAGAGGTGTTGTGGAACAAGTAAATGTTTGGGTAGAACAACGCCAAGAAGCCGTTGCCTAGATCCGCCCACTTGCCGCATGGGTCTGGTCTGTCTTCTTTCCATGTGTTGTGGATACTCAAACCGCCGAGAATGGCAGTCGGAATCGTGATTAGCATAAGCCACCGCATGCTGGTCTTCTTTCATTTATTTGCTTAGAGTATTTTGTTTGGAAACTAATACACCTGCACGTGATCCAAGTCGTTCACATACTTGTCACAATCGTCACAGCACATTTGTTCGTGTGTCTCTGGGGAAGTCTGTGGGGTCGGGGGGACTGGCGGAACTTTCAACGCTTGAGCTCCAGGCTGAACTAACCCAGCGGTACCACCACTCTGGCGCAGTGCCAAATACCCCAATATCCCACCAAGGGCTAGTACAAGTGCTGTCGTCCGTCCCAGCATTATTTCTAGTGTCATCCATTGCAATAGAAAAGATGAGCAGCGTAAAACGTTGGTACTGTATGGTATATGAAAAACGCTGCCACTACCGCTCCTGTAGTCTGTGCCATAAATTGAGCGTGTGTCATCATTTCGTGTTCTCAGATCGGTGGGCCGCGGACTCGTATTTTCACCTAGATCTATGCTCTCCGGTGTGTATTGGGAAATGGACAGAAACCAACCGAGATAAACAGGATATTTGCAAGTTTATCAGAGATTACATACTAGAAGATTAACATCAATGTGAACAGGACGGTGGTTGGGCATAGTAGTCAATATCGTCATCTTCATATATAATACCATTAGTATCCCAGACTATATCAGCGTCAACAAACCGGTCTCCCCGCCAAACACTTTTACCGTTATTCAACCATTCATACTCGTATGAAAGCTCAAGTTCATCATGGCGTCCCTGGGGGATTTCTATAACAAGCGTCTTAATTAAACAAGCATCACCGTAATGAGTTATCTCTGTCTTTACAACTTCCATGTTCTTCGTTTGCGTGGATTAAAAAGTGTTTTTTAATTATATTATATTATATATATTATATTACAACAAAAAACACACCAAAACCTAGCGCGCTAGACCACAAGATGTCTATTTTCCCAGAGTAGTCTTTCTGTTTTTTTGCTTTTTGGTGCATCAAACACACCACTTATTCCCTCGGGGGACCAAATAAATTCGACACCTAAGAACAATACCGGAATACGCGGCCCCAGTTCGATCGCTCCTGCCCAGTACGAACAAATAAAAAGAGACACCACTTTTCGCTGCGCGTCGAAGTACTGCATTCCAAAACACTTAGTAGGATACAGTGCGTGTAATAAAGTAGCAATTTCCACGTTTTGTAAAAAAGAACATACTTGTTCCAAAAGTTCACATGGGAGATGTTGCAAACTCATAGTTATTTTTTTTAATGATTACCAGCTAAATAATTCTGTACATATTCTCTTTGCGCCATTGTAGTTTGTGATCGGTCACTTTGAGTGCCAGTGTAAAATTGCGCTCTGTCGCGGTACCAGTCAGGCATCGGCTCAAGCTCCGGGGTCCATATATCCTTTGATCCCACAAAACCAGGAGTATACTTAGTGATGACCCCCCAGTTATTATCCATGCGACTCATCAGTAACATCCAGCCGTTCTTTAGAGACATGAGCTGGTTTTCATAGTCTTTCCACATCTTCCGGTTGCCCATGACAATTGGGGGCTGATTTTCTCCCTGCTCTGGTTCTTGTGCGATGCCAATGGTGATACTTGCTTTTTGTTTGAGCCGCGGTGTGCTGGTGATAAACGCAGCAAACGTATAGGAGTACAACTCCAGTAGAGGCTGTATCAGTGCCTCCCAGTCATTGTCGTTCTTCAAGAAATCAGCAAACTGTTCACGCATCGCTTCTTTATCACGCTGTGAACGCTGTACATAACTAACAGCTAGATCTGTATTACTCTTCATGTTCGGAGGAATACCTTTTGTATCTTGTAGATTGATAATAATGGTACATTTCAGATGACGCCCACGGAAAAACAAATCCTCCATGTACGGCGCGTGCCGCAGCGCGTTGTCTCCCAGTACATCATCAAAAACGATCAGAAGTGATATATTCTTCTCGTTTCGATGAGTGCTCTGGATCTTCTCGACAGCTTCTTCTTGTGTTATAATCATCTTCTTCAATACATCCATTTTCAAACCATCTACAATATTTCCCACTGGCACGAGATCATCATATTCGTGATCATAGTAACTACCAGTAAAAATAATCACATTTACATATCTCGCTCGAGTTGCTTTCATGAATGCACGCGTAAACCGTGTCTTGCCACTACGACGTTTTCCCCAGTTGACTATTGTAAAATCTTCAGCAACATATTCCCAGCGGAAAGGCCGAATAGTATACCGCTCTGCGTTCTCAGGACTTGTTAAATGGAGAATCTGAGGAGCCTCGGCTATGGCGTCAATAGTACGGTCAATTGGATTTTCTCCGTCAGTGTAATCAGGCATGCGCATTGTATCGGGAACATATACAACACTTCCATCAGGTGCAATGGGTGATGTAATTTCATCGGGGTCTGTTTCGTCCTGTACGTCGTGAAAACGCGCAATTATTTCATCGTCGCCTTCATCCTCAATCAAAGCGCGAGGTTTAGTCTTGATTGCCTTTTTTGGGTCGTAAGAAGGATTACTTGGTACTGATACCGCTTTTTCTTTTTGCTTACTCATTGGTATACATACATTGGATTCAATAGAATTCTTTTATTTGCTTTTTACCCGTCGCCATGTCAGACAACGTCGTGGCAGCTGTCATCAAGAGCGTCGAGGCAGAGAAGAAGCGCGGTCGCGGTCGCCCGAAGAAAGCCAGTGCCAAGGATGCACGTCCTCAGACGGTGGAAGAAGGACTGGAGCGGGCCATTGATTCGCTTGGTGGGCACCCCGAGACCATCAAGGCTGAGATCTTTGATCGATCCATACTCGGTGGGTTCAATGAGAAGAGAGGTTTACCTGACGTGAAAAAGCCACGCGAACCACCAAAACCAACGCCTCTCCAGCGTCCAGCACAAGGAGCAGAAGCTTCACACCATTTACCTCGCCCGGAGATCAAAGACCCAAAGAGTAAAGAGGGCGTCAAAAAGGAAGCCGACTGGCGACGCCGCATGAAATTGCGCAAGGGCATCCGCATTGCACTTGACGAGTTTCCTCATCTCAAACAGCTTGGTTTTGCGCTTCCGGATGTACAGGCGCCGCTCGATGTATACGTACGTCGTATGGAAGAAATCAAGATGGAAATCAGCACCGTGAATGAACCAGAGTGGATACGAGCGAGCGTTACCACAGTCGCTGGTGTTATCGAGGACAACGCCGAAGAGTACACCGGATTCAACCTCAAGGCCCCCTACTCGCTCAAAGAAATTGTGCGTCGCACCGTGTATGAAGATCCCGACGGACGCAGCGCCGTGGCTGAAATTGCACTGGATTACGCTGGCGTTTTTGATGGCAGTCCATTAATGCGTCTTGGTTATGCGTTCGCCAAGCAAATTTATGCAGTAGCAGAAGCCAACAAAAGAGCAGAGTTGCAAGGACGGATGGCACCGTCGCCTCGCGACGCGGAACTTCGTGAACAGTTTCGTCGGCAACGACCGGCGGCCCCTCCTGACCCCCGTGTTATGGATCCACCGAATGAAATTATGGATGTCTGAATAAAGACTTTTCTATCCGTGTATATTGTAATGGAACAACATGGATCGTGACATTGACACACCGCACGAGAAATGGGGGCCTCCCCCGGACCCGTTCACGCTCGAGGCTCGTCTCCGCGAAATCAAACCCCCGGCTTCCATGTTACGTGACTACATGGAAAAGGCTAAACAAGAGGATATGCTGACACACAACACAACTTCACGTCGGGCTGCGTGGGATTATCATGAAGTGGAAGAGGCACGAGAACATGCCCGTATTGCATGTGAGCAAGATTTTCATCGCGAGTTTACAAAGTGGCTTATTGGGAAATCAAAATATAACACTATAACCATTAAAGGTAAAGGTGAAAGTTTGATTAACCTGACGCCGTGGAAAGACTGCTCCGCTGCAAACCATAACTCTGAAATAGCAGGGTACATTGATTCGTACGTCGATAACAAAACGGACTACTCAAAAAAGCGCCGCCACTTACGTTTGCGTGGACCTACCAATCTGCATGAGTATCTTCTGTACTTCAAGCATATTATTGTACCTCTAACCGCGCGCAAAGCTCCCTATGATGAAGCGTTACAAATCAACGACTATCTCGATGACTGGCAGCCACTTTCGTGGGGACCTGATGCAATGCGGATACCAATGGACTACAAAATATACAGTGCCACCCAGACGAAAAATATGCCGGCAGTGGGCGCTTACTCTCGTGCCGAAGTCGAAGATTATTATGATACCGTTCGTGGCGAATCCAAGGCCGTGTCCGAACGTTCCTCGGAGTATGCAAAGGAAAAGGAACCCGCTAAAAAGGAGGAGCTATTTCAGGAACTGGTAACGGCTAGTACCGGTGTGTCGCAAACAGTACTGACTGAGAATGCAAAACCGTCTGTAATCAAAGACATTGCCTTGTTGCGCGATGAAATTGAAGTCATAATCAAAGGAGCTGATCCAGCAGGCGCAAAGGATACATCACAAATCGAGGCACTTGAAAAACAACGCGAACAATTTGAGAAGCTTTTGAGTGAGCAATCTGCAAAAGTACAAAAATTGGAACGCGATTTGCAAACTTCCAGCAATGAAGCCAAGATACAACTGAAAGAATCCGAACTCCAACGAGCAAAAGACACACAAGCATACCGCAATGAAATGCAAAATTTCAAGACAGAAGCGCAGCGTGCTATTGGCGAGCAAAGAGTAAAACACCTTGAGCAATTAAATGCTTTACAGAGTAATATGCAACAAATATTGATGGATCGAGGGCAAGATGATGGCGCTCGTAATCTTCAATTGGAACAAGCTTCTCTTAAAACTCAACAAGAAATACAGAATGCGGCTCAGCAAAATGCAGATCAGATGGCTTCCACTGTACAAAAGTTAACAGACCTGGGTACTGCCATGAAACATTTTCAAGCCGAGCAAACGACTGCCATGGCTCGCCAGCAAGAAATTTTTCAGCAACAACTTCAGCAAAGTCAACAACAGCTTGAAGCAAGACAACGACAAGAAGCTGAGAAAATACGCGCAGCTCAAAAAGCAGAGCAGGCACAGTTGAGTAAACAACTTGGAGCCGAGAGAGAAAAGATGGAGGGTGCCGTCTCTCAAATACAACAACAACTTGCGCAACTGCAACGACAAAAGAAACCGAAAGACAGGAAAAAACTTGCAATGCTCGAAGGGGGAATTTCAGATTTACAGTCCGCTCAGCGTGATTCACAACAAGGGCTTCTTCGCATCGAACAGCAACTTTCTGAAGCATCACAAAGGCAGCAGCAACAAATACAGGAGATAGAGTTTCGCCATAATGCTGCATTGCAACAGCAAAAGATGGATTTATTAGAGCAAAACCAGCAACAAGTCTATCTTATTGAACAAACTGCACGAGCTAATATAGCAGCAAATCAGCAACAACTGAATGCATTACAAAACGATGTGCAACAGGCGCTACTGGGACAGCAACAAAGTCAAAAAGCCATTGAAATGGCAGTGGATGTGCCCGAAGTGACAATTGAAGATGCACCTGAAGACGAGCCAGTGTACGCGACGTCAATGGATGTTGCCCCGGAGCAACTGTTGCTCGAGGGGGTACAGAAGTTATCCGAGGTTCTTGCGCTACCTCCTCCTGAAACACAAGAAGAGAGTGACTTGGCGGCAATGGATATTCTTAATGTCGCGGAGGACGTAAAAGAGATCGAACACCTTTACTTAACAGGTCCACCAGAAAAAGAGCAAAGGCGAAACGTAACAGATAGAGATGAACCTTTACCTAACAGGGCAACCAGTAGAAGAGAAAAACGCGAAGCTCATTTACGTAACGTGCGAGGACAAGAAGAAGTATCGGAAGAAAAGATACAAGAGTTTTTCCACGGGTTTGAAGAAATTGTAGAAGATGTGTTGAAAAAGCCGATGCCAGCGACAGAGGACACTCCTTCTATCGATTTTGTCGTAGAAGACCTTGAAAAAATGTCTCAGAATGTAGCCACCAATCGAAAGGAAATAACTAACGATCAGGAGGAAGTAAGACGTGCAATGGAAAAGTTGACTGAGTGGCCTCAGGGAGTAGGCTCTTTGAAAGAATTCAAGTCTACGCTCAAAAAAATAGATAGAGAAATTAATATAATTTTGTCGAAATATAGCAATATCGAATCGGCTATAGGTAATACCAAGACTGAAATAGGTAAAAAAATACTCAACAAAAAGGCAGAAGCAACTACCAAACACAAAGATGCCATGCATGACATAACAAAACATGTACAAAACGTTATCAGTGAAACGACCGCGGAAAACGTCACAGCTTTACATGAAGTTTATACGGACTTTGTAGCGGTAAAGAAAAAAGAGCAAGCTGACAAAAGAAAGGAGCAAAATCAAGAAAACATCTCGACGGGGCAAACCGGGGTTAAAAGGGAAGAACGAGGAAAAAGAAGACGCGCCGAGTATAAAAGTAAAAACTAAATGAATCAATAAAATGGAGCTTTATTCCGATGTACAAGCGGAGCTTTCAAAGTACTTACACGTCAAGAATCCAGTAACGCGCAATCGTGCTCGTCGCGGTTACTTGGCCATTGAACACGGCGGTACATGCAAAGACTGCATGCGTGTGGTTCCTGATTTTTGGGACATGGGCAAAAACGCCATGCCACCATACAAACGCTTCGAGTTCGATCACATCTTCCCCCTAGAGTTCTACGAAGAATCACCACGTACAGCTCTGAAACAATTCCGTATCAGTGGCAATGACTGTGTACGCAGACGGTGGAATCTCGTGTATCTTCACTGTCTCGAGGATACACAGTTGTTGTGTCGCGAATGTCACTTTCAGCGCAACACCAATCGCCGCAGTATCATGAAAATACTTTGGCGTCGGTATGCCCCGTCTGATCCACTGAAACCCATCGAGGAACCAGACCCTGATGATTTACCTCGACCACCGCCATCCGGCCAGCGCACACCTACCAACCCAATGGGACGTACTGCAGAAGATATTATTCTTGTAGCTACCGTGGATGTAGAATCACCTGATCCCATATTGTCATGCGCCCGTCGTTACATGCGAGAATGCAGCATCATCGAACGCCAGTTTATACTACTAGAGGAGAGTGTACAATCTACTGCGCGAGCACAAAGTGAATCCGTGCGCGTGTACTATTCGGAGCACAATCGTATTGCACACGAGTTACGCGTTGATATTGATTTTGAAGAGGTAGAAGCCGCTCTCCGTAATTCCGGATCTCGTTATGGACCGTGGATCGCTGACACACTTCAGGCAGTACGCGAAGGTGGACCTCTCCCTGATTTTGAATCAGACAATTATCCTGTGAGTGCAACTGGCACTTCCACAAGTTTCTAAAGCAATAAAATAACTCAGGAGAAGTACACGATGACTGACAACAACATTTTTCGCAACCAAGTCGGCCCCCAAGCCAGCAAGCTGATCGGTTCGCAGCATTCGCTGTTCGACCGTCGCATGCGCCAGGTGTTTGTGCCCCATGCAAAAGATATTCGTACACTCACACCGGTGAATTCCGTTGCCACTACACTGCCTACTTCAGGTAGCATTCAGTTTGCACAGGATTTTGACAGGTGTGACTGGCTCGAGTTAAAGGTGACCATTCCTGCACTTACTGCTGGAGGTGCGGCAACTTTTACTCGCTTGGTGGATTACTTTGGTGCGCAGTTGTTTGAGCGCATTCAGTGCAAGTTCAGCGGACAGGAAATTCAGGAGATTCGCCCCCTAGAATGGTACAAGGCGCAGCGTGATATGCTTCCCGAACTTCGCCAGGATTACATCGAGCCTCTTGGCGGGGGGCTGAGCATTGCGGAGCGTAACAGCCGTGCTTTGGCCCAGCAGGTGTTTTACATTCGTATTCCTGTGTATTGGGCTCGTTCTTGGAGAGCAGACAAGCGTCGTGATCTCGGCCTGAATCCGTACGTTATCAGTCAACCGTTTGAAGTGTACTTTGAAACCGCACAGTACAGGGATCTTGTACAAACAGACGACGCCGCTTCTACGCCGTTTACATTTAATGTTGAAGCTTATGCCGTTGTACAGCACACATTGCCGAGAGAGAGAGCCACGCGTATCGCGGAAACCCGTGGCGGTCTTGGAACCATCATCCCGCTCCCGTACTACAAGTTTATCCGCGAGAAGGTGATTTCGGCTGGTGCTTCCAGTTATCAGCTGGACATCAGTTCCATCCAGCTCCCCGTGAAGATTCTTGAGATCTTGTTCCGTGAGCGCTCTGACCTTACCACTAACTACGGTAAGGATTATACCAACTTGAGTTGGGATCTTGTTCCCGATGAGATGGAGCTGGTAATTGGTGGTGTTACTCTTTTGCAGCGACAGGTTGTGCGCCCCATGATGCGTTACAATGCATGCAAGTATGGCGTTGAGAATGCCCCGCCCGTCCTTCGTGTACTTTTCACCGAGGCGCCCATTCATACTCTCATTTCTGATGGTGCTTTCCTCGGACTGGACATTCTGCGCAACAACGTGTTCCTCAACTTGTACTGGGACGCCCCCATTGCCAACGACATCCAGATTGATCTGTTGGCCGAGTGCTTCAACGCTCTGCAGCGTAAGGCTGGTACTGAGCGTCGTCTTTTTTCATAATTGTGCGATTAAAGTATATATTATCCAACCAATTTATTTTGTACTATTTTTACATATAACTTTATACGGTAGCGTAAAAATTTCGTCTATTCTTCTTTCATTGCAGTCTTCGCATAATTTCTTGGTTACTATGGTTCGGAATGACGCGTTCATTTTCGCCTTGTATATAAATATTCCACAAACTCGACGAGTAGCATTAGCTTCGCGGCAAATGGAACATTCAGCATCTCCGTGATACTCTTCTACATATACTTCTCGAGACATGTTAAATGGGGCAGGTTAAGTGTAAAATGAATTTTATTTCGTTCTTTCATCATAACATTCACTACACATATAAATATCTGAGAAAAGATAATCTAGCCACTCGTCCGCTTCATGGCAAATTCCTTTATACCAAACATGTCGTGGATAATCATGCGGGGTAACATAATCTTCAAACATTTCACACTGCGGGCAAAATTGAGCATACTGGTGTACGCACGATTCACATAACCATTTGTCATCGGTCATTGATTCGTACAAACGTCCACCAGCACGAGTGCATATATCCCATTTACCGGTTGTAAAAAAACACGTTCTCTCCTCCGCCATGTTAACAATAATGGCATAATCCAATTTTATTCAGTTTGATTCTCGAAAACAACAACAGAATTTCACTTGGTCTCGGTCGTGTACTCAAAATAAAATGGTCTTCCGCAGAAAAAGCGTTTCATAAATGGCCCAAAACAACGCTTACATGTACTCTCAAAATGATAGATCATTTTTCCGTCTTTAACTTTGCATTCAAAGTCATTTTCTTCTTTACACACGGTGCATTTCGTAAAATCCTTGGTCCGTTTACATTTAGCGACTAACATGCTGGTAATGGGTGTTGATCCTGGATGGCGTAACTGCGCGGTGACAATATTTGAGATTCACAAAAACGGCGAGGTTCGGTTTCTTCTTGAAAAAACGTTTGACTTTCATATACAAAAGAAAGTCACTTACCACACTCTTATTAAAGCTATACGCGTTGCTCTTTCCGAGTTACGTGTGTACGCCGTTGATGTGATATACATCGAGGGAACAGGAAAATACTCCATGTATCTAGAGAGGCTGACTACTGTACTGCACGCGGAACTGTCACGTGAGTGTGATTTGACAACACATTACGCACTTTCCAAAAGGAGCGTGCATAAGTTTTTCGGCGTACCGTGCGGAAAGTCAAATGCCGTGAACAAAAAGTTATTCGTGAATTTTTATAATGATATGGTCGGCAGAAAACCAGCGAATCATCATTGTGCGGACAGTTTCCTAATAGGGCTGTGTGGTGCTCTACAAAAGTGGGGCAAGAGCGCACCCACAATCAGTTCTTTGGTGATCATGTCGGCGAAAGAACGTTGCGTCGGATATTTGTGTTCACAATGTCAACAACCGAGCCTGGCGATTGTAACATTCAACAGCGGGAAGAGAGCGTTAAAGTGCCACGGAGATCTAGGCGGTCATTGCACGGAAGTAAACAAGAAGACCGGCGAGACGTACCAGTGCAAAACGTTCTGGCCACCGTGGGGGACGACACAGACACCGGAAGAGATACTTATTACGATGCCGAAAGCTGGAAGCGCGACCTCGACCTCATATCCAGTTTCCCAGACGATTTCCCCTGGAACGACGCATTCTGCTCGTTTGTCTTCCCTCCCTACTGATTTTGTACAAAAGTTTGATGAGATTCATAGCTGCACAACAGAGGAGAATTATCATCTTTGTGCGCTACACAAACGTATGGACGGGATGGAAAAGACAATGGCATCCATGATGGGTTTACTGACCAAGCGCGCGCGTCCCGATGACGATGATGACACTGATCTCGAGGCGAGCGCGAAGAGGCAGAAGGTCAATGTAACATACAACGAGTATGGATCACCTACCGCAGAAGTAATCTAAAGTATCTTGATGAATAAAAAAGATAATCATGGCCGATCCAGGTTTTTTGAGAGCGCCACGTAAAGATGGTCTGGCAACTACCATACCACAGGTAATGTACAATACACTCGCAAGAGTTTTCGGTACCGCAGGCATGGATAGCCCCGCGCAGCGTGCGGTGGTCGGAGCCTTGGTTGGTTACGCGCTTCAGGCTTTTTTGAAACCAGGAATCAGCTACTACACCGTAGCTCACACAGGGGGTCATGGACAGAAAGTTTATCACTCGTACGTGAAACAGTGGAAGGGTGGTCTTTCGGCGCGTAATGCCGCTGGGCAATACGATGGCGACGTAGACCGTGATTCCAAAACAACGTGGTTTCCATGGTGGATGTTCCCGTTGACATTCGGGACTATTTTGGGTGTATTTATTTAATAACTTTATTGGGCTTGCTGGTACCAAAAGCCCAGCCAATAATAAACGAAAGTATACTCAGTAAAAAGGTAAGGATTTCGGCAGACAGGTTTATTACATCCAATGCATGTAAAAAAATCATCACAAACAAAGACCAAAAAACGGAAAACCACGCGACAATCTTAAAAATCATAAGATAAAGTCCACGTGAGTCTTTGTGGTGGTAATATGAACGTTCAACCAGTATTCCATCTTTTTCTTTGCGCACGTGACCTTCTGAAAAATCTTGATACGGTGGTGATGCGCTATTGGCTGGTACTGTGTCCGCAAAATGAGTACCATAGGGGTCAGCGACTGGGATCACCATTTCATTATTTACTGGCGCTGCCTCGTCCATGTTATTCTAAGCACTTTGAGTGTAACTAACAAACAACAACAATGAGTGGATTTGCACGGACACAAGTTAATGAAGCCGACGTTTTTCGCAAGGCTCCTTTTTTGGTAAGTTCCGAAACAGGATTACCTCTTCAGGGAGACGTTCCAAAGAGCTCAGTTGCTGTAACAGCGGACGGTGCTCCCGAGATCTTGAAGAATGTACATTTAATGGACGCATCTGGAGGAGCTGTTACTTTGACGTTTCCGGCTGACATGAGCGATTACGTCGGGCGAACAATGACTTTTGTATGCGCCGCCAACCCAGGCGGTAATGATTGTGTGGTTGCATGCGCAGCAGGGCAGTTGGCTGGTTTTACCTCGGTAAAACTGAATATTTTGGGAGCTGCAACAGATACAACTGTCTCGGTGACAATTTTTATTTCATCACCCACAGCAGCGCATGTAATTGCATTGACACCGGATCAGGCTGGTACACTCCCTACCATTGCATAAGTTGTTCTAAGCAAATAAATGACGAGAAGAAGAATTAATAGTAATGACCGAAGCCATCACAAGTAACATTGGTAATTTTTTTGAATACAACGCCAAGTTAGCGTTGAATCTCACGGTCAACTTGCTCACCAGTAGCGTACTGGAGATGATCTTTGGAGGTCTACCGCCCCCGAAGCATTCACTGATGAGTTTCCTGGAGGGAATTGTTCAGGTTGCCACACACCAGGCGCTGTGTATTGGTATGGCACACAGTATTTTTTCACGAGAGGAAGTGGACGCATACAGCATTTCGGCCATGCTAATGCTTGCACCAGTGTTCATGCCGACAGTACACAGGAATTTGAGAGATGCGCGAAATAATTTATTCAATTTTGCTCGCCAATAAACAGTTTCTTTTGCTCTATAAACTGCTTTTCAAACGCCTGACAATAGAGAGGTTGGTAGCCCCATGCAAAGGCCGCACCATGTCGTTTGATCGGGTCATTGCATTTTTTGGATTGTAATCGGTCAAGGATATATGCGATGCGAGCTTCTGATCTAGTCTGGTGCTTAGGGGTTCGCAGAGGATAGAACGGCCACGAATACTTTTTGGCTCGGAGGAGTCCTTCTCTTCTTCCGTGACGTTCGATGAAGTATTGACACAAGATTTGCACGATGACGGCGTCCAAGTTGCAAATACTGTGTCGTCGGTCTGGGAAACGTCCTCGCGATCGGAGAGTGATGAATTCATGCACAAAGTAGACAAAGCGTCGCCTAATTTCGTGTATGAGCGTATGCGTGAAAAATGCTCTTCCGCGGTTGAGAAGGGGGGTAACGCTGTCACGATCTCCGAGCAACATGCAGATAATTTGAATCCATCGTTCGCTATATTTTCGCGCAAGCACCCCAAGAGGTTTGACGGCCTCTCTGATTTGGTATTTGTTCGCTTTTGCAGCTGCTTCAATCGGGTCATCAAATCCGCGTTGGCGACAGTATTCGCGCCACAGTGTACGAATGAGCGAGCAATGAGGTTCCGGAATCCGCGGCTCGATGTTAACGCACGTAGCCAGTATCTCATTAAGATGATAAAGATGAACGTAAGTAGACCCGCGACGACGGCGGTCAGCAACTCCTCGCCTTCTGTTTGCGCTCGTGTCCATTGTATCCCAACAAACACTACTGAGCTCATGCTGAAGAAAGCTACCACTGTCATCAAAGCAATGCCCGCATTTAACACAAACTTCGTATGATTCGGCAGTGATGCGTATATCAGGCTGAAAGCAGCATACTTTCCGACGATACCCCGAAGTGCCGGGTACCCCACATTGCATACGGCTGCGGTCACCTCCTCTTCGATCTTCGCGAAACTGGACATATTGTCTTTCTTCAGCTGGGGTAATGGGATATGCATGCTTCGAGGGATCGAAAATAATGGGCTCTCTGCGTCGCCGGCGTGGTATATCAAGCGTTCTGTCTTCCATAAAGAGAAATAAAAGATGATTTATTGGTGTTAAAATACACTTAAAAACTACTCAAAAGTTAGGTGCCGCAGTGCTGGCATTTCGCTTTGGAGCATTTTAACAACAGGTATCATTTTGGTAGCGATTATGCACATTTCAATTTTCATATCCTCGATCTGCTCGTCACTGAATGTGTCCAAAAATTCTTTAAACTCGCCAAGAAGCCATTTTCTGTCACATGTATGACAGAATGACACAATACTGTTCTCCACTGTTATGTTGTTTGTGCCGTCCTCGGACTCTGGAACATGTCTGGACCCACCCGCAATGACTGCAGCTGCTGCCAATCCACTAATGAGTAATGGATCCACTTGCTTGAGATGTTGCGACCATGTGTCTGGAAAAACAGAGAGGAGCTTTTCGAGCCCTATTACCGAATTAGTTGTGTCCTCCATCCGGATAAAATCTAAAATAAAAAGTAAGTTCGAACAACACCTTAAATAACATGGGAAATATTATTGGTGGCGCGCTTAACGGCGTTATGATGTACGGCGTTGCCCGTGGCCAGCGTGCCCTTGGTGGTGATGCAACTGGCATTTTGGCAACTGCGGCTGGCTGCTATGGCTCTTATACCATTGCGGCTGTTATGCAGAATTTGGTCTTTGGAGTCGGCTCCGATAGTAAGCACAGACTCTTCCAGTACGGATGGGGAGACGGTGGTTCCGGCGCAGAGCAGTCAGTGAAGAATGCTCTCATGGGTGGGTTTGTAAATGCTGGCCTGTTGATGCTGGCATCGGTGCTTGGAACTCAGGGGACCTTTGGCTATGGCGTTGATGTAATTTACTACGGCGCGGGGTATTGGTTTGCTCGTAGCGGTGATGCTGGAGCAGTAGAACGTAAATCGGAGAAGATGATGTACGGTAGTCAAGGCTACTAAAGATTCTAACACAAATTAATAATAAACCATAAGATGGCTCATAGCAATTGCTGCGGTGTTACACCATCACCGGCCTTTTCACCGACTGGCTTTCTCAGTAACGCCATCTCCACGCCTGCTTTACGTTTGACGGAACTGAGTGGCGCGTACGGTACTGGTACTGCCTACGATCACAATGAAATCGAGTACAAGTACATGATCAACGACTACCCCCCGGCGCTACGACAGCACGTGCTTGCAGAGATTGAAGGAGACGCAGTGGATATAAGCAGAAAGAGGGACATTTTATCAGACAAGGGTTCACAAGAAACTATGATCAATACTGGCATCGGTCTTGCAGTAGCAGCTCTCTTTCTCCTTTAAGGGAAAATAAAAATCTTGCAAAAGAGAAACCTCGATTGCACTCTTTCCGCGATATACTTTGGGCATGTTGCGTGTCCTTTTCATGGCAACATAAAAACACATCCTCTCGAACATGCCTTCCCATAGGTGCTCATTGAAGTGGATACGCCGCACGTAAGTTTTGGAAGGATGCCACGAAATAAAGTAGCATGTATCTGTACCCCAAACATGCATATGTATATGCATTTGCATTAAATGGCGAAGAGCGGGTGTTGCGTACGGGTTATCATCGCGCTGTGGATCCGGGCACTTGATTTCAACCGGAATGAATCTACAGACACGATCATTCTCGTCGTGCAGCGTCAACATAGCATCAACAGTGGAACCAATCTCAAACTCGACATCTGTTCTCGCTGCACGATGCACTAAGGGCATATCAGTATGCACGCGAAACCCCATTTCTTCAAACAACGGAGTAGCCGCAGCGAGTGCAGTAGATTCATGATCAACACCCCACTGTACGCGATAGTTTCCCGAGAGATCCTCCGGTTGATAGTCCTCCGCGATGTCCTCCAAATATTGCTTATAGCGTGTTTTGTACCCACTACCCACTACATTGGCAACCATACTGCTGCGGATGTCTACCTTCTCGTGGCGGTACGTCCAATAATCATCAGATTTGTACGCGTGAGGGCAAACGGTCAAGTTTTGATCAATAAATGGTTCGAGTGTCGGGATCATTGTGAAGGAGATCTTCAATTACGCTGATGTAACTGTTTTCACGCCTACTTGTAACTACCGTCTCGGGCAGCTCCGTACACTTCCTCTTTTTATTAATACGGTCGTTTTTTTTCGCGGGTCGTTTTTTTCCGACTGCTTTCCGCGCAGTTGCGATGAAATCTTTATAAAATTCTGCGAGGTTCTTGTCGACGAGGCAGTCTGCTGCAATTTGAGATAAAGAACCAGTATGTCTTGATTTAACAACGGAAGTGTGAAATCCCGATAACGGGTCCACTGTTACACCGTATGTACTCCATGGAAAAGTACTACGTTCGAGGTAAAAGAAATCATCAAAATTCATTATGTTCATGGCATCACGAAGACAGGCCCCGAGAAAAGAAAAGTGATCACTCTGACAGAAACAGTATGCATCATAACATAAAAACGCCTGGTAACTAGAGAACTTCAGTTTGCTTGGGACGAAGCGTAAAACAGAGAAATCATCACCGAGCTCCGGTACTGGGATTTGGCACTGATCCTCATCTTTCATAATGATCCCAAAAAAAGGACACAAATTGTATTTCTTGTTTAAAATTTTGGTCGTTGGCTGAGTGGAACCTCCAGGAGCGTAATGTGCCACGGCTAGTCCTATTACGCTAAAAAAGGCATCCCTTTCTACCGGAGAAGTGATTGTACTTAATTGTTCTAGATGGTCACGAACAATTCCTTCGTAGCGGCTCCAAACGAGTGTATCCATTTCTAAAAAAAGTGTTAGAGAATATGAGTGTCCCTGCCTATAACGTTTCTCGCGGCGTGCGCGCCGAGATGTTTCCGTACGATATGGATCAAGGTCTTACAAACTCGAGGATAGATAACGAATGGCTGGATTTCATTGCAGGGGAGACTAATGAGGTACTGCAGCCAGCAAGTGGGCGTTTCGCATATTACTTTAACGCTGCAGCCGAGAATTTCCACCCTGTACCATATCCCGACCTGTTGAAGATCCCCGGACCGTGGGGAGATGAGGCAGAAGTATATCCTGCTGAAAATCAGCGTGGTTTCGTGTATCCGTACACGCGTACTGGTTATGTGACCCCCGCGATGCGACAAGAAAAGACACAGGGAGTAATGCAAGTGGGTCAGCGTGGTTACATTGATGGAATTCAGGAGTTTATTACGCGCAGCACAGGGCCAGATAGCTCCATGCGCCATTACTGGATCAATGGAACGAACTGGGTCATGGAGAACGTGGGGCCGTATCATTACTAGGCATTTCGCTTCTCAATTGAAAAATAAAGATGATTACCAAGCCTTTCATGGTCAAAGAAAAAGTTTAAGAGGCCATCTTCGTGTATCTTCCGGGTGTCAATAATGGCGCTAAAATAGAACACCGCGATTGTCCAAAGATCTTGTTGCGGAATAGGCACGCGATCCAATAACATCACAACAACCGAGTCATCCCAGTCAATGTCTTTTTTGCGGTACTTCTCAGGACAGTCCACTAAATGAACATCAAAATGGCGAGTGTCATCTGTTTGTGACATGGTTAACAAAAAATGTTTACTTTGTAAATTGAAACTCCACTATTATCCACCACTTTACATCCATAATATCGTGATCGAGATACTTTCCACGGTCTATATCAGCCGTGTATTGCAGATCACCATCTACAAACACGTCTTCATAAAGCGGTCCCGAAAAAATATATTTATTCAGCTCCGGGAGTACGCGATCCAATAAGTTGTCCGTCTCATGGTCAAAATCTATAGTCAACAAGGGTAATCTACTTTCGAGGTATTCAACATCGTATGGCCCCCGGATATACTTGTGTGGTATTTTGGAAATGGAAACGTCAACGTCTACTACCGGCATGTTGTTGCAAGTAGGGGGTGGCGAAAAAATGACTTTATTGAGGTGCCGCGAACTGTCTTGTATTGAGTAGTTCGGTGCGGGGGTACTCAAGTAGCTTCTCGCCCCACACCTTGGAGCGACCCTGGGGACAATCGTCTACCACTAGCGCCATGTCTAGCAGTAGATCAGTGAACTGGGCGTCGTTTCCTGTTTCGTCGCGCAAGCGCACGCCAAACTCGCGGAAGAAGTCCTTTACGCCGCTGCACAGGCGGATGGGCTCCTCGAGATCGCGGCGGGTCACCGCACCGTCGACAAGGATGTACGGGCCAGAGTTGATGAAGGGCACATTGCCAGTGGCGGAACGAGCACTCGAATCCGAACAGCTCAAGATAAAAAACCGCGAGTACGGTTCTCCAGCCACCAGGGGCACGCCACGCAGTGTGTATTGCTTGATAAAAACGGCGACGACATTGTCGTGAGTGCGATCTAACTGGATCGTCTCCTCGGCCGCACTGACATTGACAAGACATGGAACAATACGGAACGGCATGATCCTTTATTAGTAAACGTTCTTAGATTTCATTTGTCTAGTATGAAAAGGCGTGTGGAGTCGCAACGGCTTTCTGTATTCTTAGCGGTACGCGCAATGCCGGTATCATTTGTGCTATTGGATAGCCACGGGGAAAGTTTGCGCATGTGCTTTCAGACAACATTTCATGGATGAAATAAAAAACATTTACTTTTTTAACCAGGTAATACTAATACACACTCCGCGTGGTTCTCCCTCGTTTCAAGAGGAGCATACTACTTCCATGTGACCTAGCGTATATATGCAAATGTAAAAAGTATTATTATATTATATATATTATATTATAACAAAAAACAGGGTAAAACCTAGCGCGCTAGACTTAAGCCGTAAAATCCAATTCCTTTTCTGTAATTTGGTAATCTAGGATATCAACAAAAAAGTCGTCTTTCATCTGCCGAATACGGTTGTCCAGGGTACGTATACGCAACGGCTTCTGCTTGTCGGCTTTGCGTTGCTTATTGTAAGCTTTCCATACTGGATCGGTCTGGTCTTTGAGCCACTGTACGGCTTCTTTGCGACTTGTATAAACGTCACTTAAGCCTCCAACGTGGGTGATAAGCGTGACCAAAAATACGGTGTGTGTTTCAACGTCCATGTCAACTAAAAAATGATTACTTTACTGACCAAAGAGTACTTTACACTTTTCTTGCCACTCATTTAGTTCTCTGCCCGTTAATTGGTCCGTTTCATTCCACGGGCCGGGCATCTGAAGAATGGCTACCTCAGTAGCACTCAGTCGCATCGAGTTCTTCATGTACTCCTCAAACGCCGCACATGCCCGCGGAAAAACGGGCTTCACAAGCTCGTACATCAGAATGGCAGCGACGCGCGTTTCCAGCTGTGTATGCTTGTCCAGTCGCAGTTCACACAGATGAAAGAAATTGCGCAGGTTCATCTTCATATAAAACGTTGTGAACATACTCTGCGGTAGTATCATGCGCGCTTGTTCGCGTGCCACGCCATTCTTAAGCATTTGTTGGTACCGGAAGTATGCCTCTCTGTTGTTCGCTTTGGCAATTTTCAGTAGCTCAGCACTCCCCTCTTCTGATAATATATTACTACTGCCTTGTTTGTTTTCAGTGCTCTGTGCCCGCCATACACTCGGTTCGTAAAACTCGCACTGTACTTCCGAATACCGCGCTGATTCTTCGTTGAAGCTGCATGTGCGATGGCGGAACAGCTGCCGCGCCACAAACAGTGGCACTTTGAGACAAAACTTCACCTCAACCATTTCGAAAGGGGTCATATGCTCGTGGCGCATCAAGTAACGTAGTAATTTCTCAGATGTACTGCGCTTCTTGATTCCATGACTGTACGATACACGTGCTGCATCTACAATACACTCATCCGCTTCATCTTCAACATCCACTATACGCGGCATCACATCCACCAAATCCACAAACCCATAATTCAAGTATGCAAAATGACGCCGAGCATCTGTGAGTACATCACACTCCGACGTTGTGCACAACATCATGCCGTGAAATAATGAATTTTAATTACCATACATTACCCCTAAGTGCTTCCTTGATGTATACGGTATTTCCATATATATCCTCACCTGCCAGGTCTGACGCTCTTTTGTTGTAATTCATCATAGGTAGTCTCTCCCCTGCACATACCAATACACCATTTTCAGCATCCAAAAAAAGAGATACCAGCCCCTCCTTCGATCCAGTGATAAACTTGGCCACTCCCGCTTTGGTGGGAGTTTTACGTACTACTCGGTGGATGTCCCCCTTGTACTCTGTATTTGGATGCGCCTGAATCACTACTTCTGTCATGGTCGCGACAAAACAACGCCTGCCGTCGACGTTGTATACAGGAAAACTCGTGGTTACCATGGCAACGGGAGCGAGCCAATGAATAGCCGCAGACTCGTTCTCGGAACAAAAGGGGTTTTTTTTCTTTTTGTGTGTCATTTTACTTGTGACGATGGATTCCGCTAAGATTGTGCCCCTCCGTGAAGATTTTCTTTTCCCGCAGCAAAGTACAGAACACTCGGCGGGGATTGATTTGTTTTTACAGGAAGATCTCCCTATAGCTCACCACATTCATAATAATGGGTTCTCCCCATCGCCTGTCATTTGTATGTGTTTATCATTGGGTTTCAGGATTGACAATCTCCCGAGGAATTGTTGGTTGGAGATCACTAATCGCTCTTCCAACTTCCGTAGAGGGATTGATGTTCGTCGCGGTATAATTGACAGTGACTATCGTGGAACTATTTTTTTACAAGTAAGCTATCCCATTAATTGCATTCTTCACCGCGGCGAACGTATTTGTCAGATGGTTATTCACCAGAAACCAGACATTGACTGGGAACATGTACATGTTGTGAAAAAGCGACGCGGAGATGTGGGTCTAGGAAGTACGGGAGTTTAATATTCAACGAGTACATGTATCGTTGTCACAATAAGTAGGTTCTGATTCCTGCTCTACTGATTTGGTAAAAACAACCGGTCTCAATAAAGCCTTTCGTTGATGATAAGTCTCAGCATCAATCTTCTCAAGGGGCATTTGAGGGTAAACACCTTCAGACTTTGGCAATAAACTGATTCCTTTCAGTTCATGTTGATACAGCTCAAGCACGAGTCCAATCTCCTTGCCTTCGGTAGCCGGGTCAAAAGTTACAGTGCAGCTTACTTGATTATCTGCCCAGTATCGCTGCAACAAGGACGCCAAACGCATTTGTGTATGCATGCCAACAGTCTCAAGCGTAGCACACTCTTCGCCGTGATCCACTAAAAACTCAATAATCTCTGTATCAGCACTGTACACATCTTGCTCTACCGTGTAACCGGCTTCGTGGTAAATACGTGACCACTCAGAGTCACGAGGCACTCGCACGCGTCGAATAATGTAACGTGACAGTGGAAAATGCATACCCGCAGTAGCCCCAGCCAGCAGAGATACTGTGCCACTTGGTTTCACACTGGTGGTTTTGATCGAGGTTGGAATGTCAAGGCGGTGACTCAATTGAGTGTCGTACTGTTGAAGCTTATAGTAAGCAGTGTTTGCCCATACTTTCAGTGTGTCTACTGAGTGCTTACCGAGGAACTGCGCAATGCCCGTCATGCTGGTACCGATACGACGATTCCTTGCGACAATAGCGTTGGTAGTGCGCCACGATGTTGGCACACACGTTACCATTTTGGCATACAAAAATGCATAATGCAGTGTATCAATGTACTCGGGGAGAGAATCATGGTGTGCGGGAAAGGTCTCCACCAAACAGCATACTTCCATATGAAATAGTGTTTGCTCAAGGCACGGGTTTCCGCCGAGCGCAAGACGATCACGGTAGTTCTTCGGGTCACGCATACGGCCGTAGGCTTGCATGTTGTTTAACCAGCACACGCCAGGTTCTCCATTCAAACGAATGCGCTCTGCCAGTGCCTGGTAATCGGTGTTACCGTCACAAAACACAGTGTTGTTGGATGCCCATCCATACGTCACGCGATCGGGATTTTTCTCGTAGTTCTTCAAATCAATAAACTCTTGATCTTTCGGACTGCCAAAAGCAATCTCAGCACTACGGCGCACATTTCCAGCGATTACACATCCTCCAATAAAGTTCATCACATCCACAATAAATCGCGTGTCAACAACACGCTCCTCGTCAACATAACGAGTACACAACTCGCGTATCTGTTCATGCAACTTAAGCAGGGGCTCGGGGCCGGAAGCCTTGCCACCGAAAGTCTCAAGTGGTTGCCCCTTCTTACGAATCTTTGAGTAATCAAACTCAAGCGTTTCGGTGCCCTTGAAAAACGAATCCAGCAACGAAACCACGCTACTTACCCAACCAGAACGCGAGTCAGCGATCATGATCGTTTTGGTATTAAATGCCGGCGAGTTAAGCTTAACGCTGCCAGATCCTCTCGTATCAAAGCCACACCCCACGCCAAGCATCATAACATCCATCAAAAAAGCAAACGGTAGAGAAAATTTTTGATCGATGTCTTTAGTACTTACAAACGCACAGTTGTTCAGGGCCATGCCATCTTTGATGGACGTTCCTCTCGCCCATAGTCCTCTTCCCGGCGGTAAAAATTTCATCGTCCAGATCTTCTCAAACATACACTGCGCTTCATGTTGCCATATATTTTCAGCATATGCTTGAGGATCGCCAACCTCTTGCAGTCGTTTGACCATGTCATTGTAGGTAGCGTTTACACACCGCGCCACTACATCCGTCCATTCTTCATCCCCACGAAAGTACGTTCTCCGAGCCACCATTTCACCTAAACCATCAAACCCCCATGGCACCTCACGTTTGCGCCAGCTATCGACAAACGTCTCGTTCAATGCAAACGCCATGGCTCTAAATAAAAAATGATAATGTTTGATTTTTTTCTGGTGTATATACATGGACCCGGAACCAAACTGTAAACCGGGGCGATATTAGTCTCGCTCTTGGTATTCTTAAAATATACCCTTTTTATTTTTTTTTTACGATTGTGGGTCCCATGGTAGATTTTTGTTAATACCATACATTCTTGCTAGATCTGAGTAATAAACGAGTTTTTCTGATGATATCATTTTCACAATATCCCTGGCAAGGTGATGTACTTTACGTGCTGCCAGGTATTCCAAAAGCCATATTTGGGTGGATGTCCTTTGTATGCGATAGAGACCATTACCGAACGCACTTACTGTACATTTGGGATATTTTTGATTAGGAGGAGCAAGCAGTGAATAACAAATTGGTACAACATTTACGTATCCATCGCAGTTAAAAAAAATCACCCCCCCAAAAAGCACCTCATCTACTTTTTCCTGAACATCGCGACTATTTAAACAACATGCAACACTAGTCATCATGTGCTGTGGATAAAATGTATGAACGTAAGCCAGCTTGTCAATCCCACGGCAAAACTTCAATATACGAAGCTGAACCTCTACTGGAAAATCACGCGGTGTTTGGATGACGGACATTATAAAAAATGCCCTTACTGAGTTTCGAACTCAGACTTTCTGACCTTTCCGGCCAAATATGCCACCAATTACATCATAAGGGCTTTTTTTTCCGTGCCGAGAGTCGAACTCGGATCTTATGCTCCACAGGCAAACGTGCTTACCGTTACACTACACGAAATGTCTACTTCCTCGTGCTATTAAAACCCCCTCGACTTGCACTTGCTTTTTATAATCATGTTAACGAGGTTGTATGGACTGCCGGCTGGCGGTGCCTTCAACGTCCCGGTGCGATGGATCGGCGAGTATGTGGGAGACTTGTTGATTGCATGGACAGCGAAACGGACGCACTTGATGCGGCAAGACCGGCAACCTTATGCATCGTATGACAATGATCTGTGGCCGCGCTCTGGGGATCTTTTGCTGTCTCCGATGTGCCGTGAATGGTACTGGATCATTCTCGACGAAGACAACCATCCTTACTTTGATTTGGAGCGAGAAACAGATCAACCACAGCAAGGCGCCCAATTGTTTGCTGAAACGCGCAGATGGTTGCAAAGAAAGGTACACATCGCTGCAGCCGCTGTATGTAACGTTGAAATGGAGGATGTACACGTTCGCTCGTTTTGCTCTTGCGCAACACGCGCAAAGGGGCCCAATCTTTACAAGCTTTCATATCATCTTGTCTTTCGAGTGGAGGTCGGAGGCGAAGCGCTATTGTTTCCCAAGTGGCTACTAAAGATGTTTGCCGTCGCCTCAGAGACAGAAATGTCGACCTTACCGGCTGATAAGATGGTATACGCCAATGGTATACAGAAGTATCGTGCCATAGGAAGTACCAAAGATCAGAAAGTCGAGTCCATTCTTGAGCCATTTTACATAACCAAGGAGCGTGCTGCTATTGAGACTCTGTTGTTGTGTGTTAGAAGTCATCCTGCATATCAAATTATATATCGTCATTTTTGGAGAACTCTTCTTTTCCATAGTTATCCTCGTCCGCTTCCTGGAGATCGTACGCTAATTTTTCCGCGCGAGCAATGGCTGGAGAAGTTAGAGATGACAACGCAACAGCGTGTGCATGAGGTAATGCGGCGAGTATTTCACACAGATGCTGCCGAGTTGCTTATTCAGCGCGTAAGTAGGTACATTTCAGAGGTTTTTGAGTGTGATGTAGCTCTTGTTCGGGCGCGTTTTCGTGAAGGTGAAGTCTCTGGCCGACTTTCAGTATTTCCTGATCAGCTTGCACATTGTGCAAAGCGTTTCGGCCTTACAGATGAGGAAGCTTACAAGATCATTCCCGAGATAGTGTATGAGGTAGTGGACGTGAATAATATATCAATGAAGAAGCTACTGGAGTTACTCCCTGGTACCATTCTTGGAGATGCTGGATCTGGCACCTATGAAATATATTTCGCATTGTTCAGGGCTGCCGTCATTGCCAACTGCCGCGATGAGTGGTTTTCTTGGTGCGACAAAACCGTTCGTCCAGAGTGCCAACCGGGCATCCGCGAGAAGCACTGGGAACATCAAGCTAGGAGACTCGACGAACGCCGTCAGCGCGGAGATCGATGTACTGGCTTTTCGACTGCTCTGGAGGTGTTACAGAACGTCAATTGTGCTGATATACATATCGAGGCAATCATGAATGCGATTCATGATGCTCATGACATGCAAGTCGATGATGAGGTTCCGGGGTGTCCCTGTGAGCGTAATGTGATGACTTATTATCGTGTTCATTGTCTTTTGCAACCCAATGATATTCATTATATTGTTCTTGTTTGTCAGCTATGTAATCGCCGTCGCAATCTTGGTCAGATACACCCTTCCTTGACTTATTCCAATCCTACTTGGATCAGTGAGGAGAATATCAAGAATCGCGCTACCACTGCTTTGAGTAATCTTTCAGGTACTGCGTATGACAGCTCTGCTCGCGATGCAACAGGACAAACGCATTATGTCGGCCACCCGACGAAGTTGATGGTTATCAGTGGCTGTGGTACTGGCAAGACCGAACTAGCAATCGAGGTAATCAAGCGTAAGCGTGATCATTTGTATATTGTTCCATTGATAAGTGTTGCTTTAATCGAGTTCTGGGCTGAGAGATTGCGTACGGAACTCGGAGAAGAAGATGCAAAGCGTGTAATTGTGAATCACCACTTGAATCGAGGAGTATCATTATTTGACTGGGTACGAGAGCGTGTGAAGCCACTGGTCATCATTACTACGCTTGAGTCTTTTTATCGCGTAGCTCGTCTATTACAGAACCCGTCTCTGTGTGTTCCGCCTATTACTGTTGTTGTAGATGAAGCCACTAAAGTGTTGATGCATTTCAATTCCTCAACGATGATGGCTCATCTTGGCAAGTCTTTGCGTGGTTTTGTTTCTGTGTTGCGTGGAGCGAAGCGGTTGATGTTTATGGATGCCGATATGACGCTGACAACGTTACATTTAATTGATGTTATGTTTCCTCGTTTTCGTACTCAAACTATGATTAATATTGGAGCCAAGCCCTCGATCAAGACTATGACCTATGCACCGAGTCCTGATATTCTTTTGTCTGAAATGCAATGGCGCTTATCGACCTTTATGCCAGCCGGGAGGAAGCTTGTAATTTTCCTCTTCAGTACTGAAAAAAAGTGGTTGTGGCGTGTGAAAAAGGCGTGGGAGAGTGTCAATGAAGGTATACCTTTTGTTTTGTACGATGCCGAGAATAGACCCCCTGAAGATTTTGCAGAGAGTTGCTGCGAGGTACTTGACAGTGGCGATTGTGATGCAGTTGTATACGGTGTTACTCCGGTAATCTCTTCGGGTGTTAGTATCGTCATTGATAGTGATAAGTATGATAGTTTCGTGTATCTGTATATGGGCAATCCACGGTTCCTGGAGTCTATTCAGCAGAGCCAGCGCGTGCGTAACCCAGTTCCTGTATTATTTCACTGTCCTTCTGTGAATGCTCAGTTTCAAGACGGCACAGTGCATCCACTGCAATTCACCAAACATGATAACATCAAAGAAATGATCGAACAACGATCGCGACCAGAGACACTCGAAGAGGAGTATTTGCCGCTGTTCATAGAACACGCAATGATGGAGGCATGGGGAGACTCGTACCCGATGAAGTGGATCATGTATAACTTAGCAATGCGTGAAGGGATGACGTGGGTAGAGAAGAACCTAGATGCATGGAAACAGCAGTTAGAGGACATCATACCACTGGACGTACCTCGCGCAGTTTGGATGGACGATGGAAGAACAAAAGAGAGGCAAAACATATTTGATAAGTTTGAATGTACGACGGCTACGAACGAACGCGACGTGGAGGCATTTGGTAATGTTCAGACCGTACTTGCTGCGTTGATGTGCTTTCCTGGAGATCTGTGGGATTTAGTAAAGGAACCAGGCAGATATAAAGAGTGGACAAATTTGTATGCAAATGAATATGGTGATGGTACTGATTACGGTCAACACAGCATTCCTCTTGTTGCTATACAACTTCAGAAAATCCTTTCTGCTTACGGTATTCGCACACCGTGGTCTTTACCCAAGTGGCTGAAACGTTTGGAGGGTAGTGTTAAAACTAGGTTGGATGCGCTGGATTTCCCTTCTTATGTAGTCGATGCTCTCAGAACTGCCCCTTTTATCAAGAGGACGTATGTTTCGCTTTTGAATGTCATCCAGCAGCGCGATCATAAGACAATACTGAAACGACTATATGAGATGTTTGGCTGTACCGTGCGCAGCGATAAAAAGGCCGTGTATCTTTTATCTGCACGCACAGTTGCGTTGCAAAAGTTTTTACGGAACTCTCGGTTTCAGGTGCAAGATAACTCTTCTCAGCAAGTGAAGGAAAGTTGGAAGCGCTCTGGCTTCCTGCGCTCTTTACTCCCGCGACAACGTGTAAAAGAGTTGCTGAAGATTGAAGAACTCGATGAATATCACTTGTATTATTTTGATCAGTAAACCTCTGGATGTACCTTATGACGCTGTTGTACATCACGCAAGGCCATACACGCTTGTCCATTCTGAATGGAATCGACGATCTCATGGTCCTTGATCTTTGGGTCGAGTCCTTCTACAAAATCTGAAACTGTCTCCCTGATGATACAATTGATGGGTCCAGTTTGCTTGCCACTGTCTGTGATAATGTCGCCGCCAGATAAAATGTGTTCTGGGTGAAACGAAAGGTCGGGCGCACCAAACCATTGCATGCCTTCACATGGCGTTACTTCTGATAAAGACTTTACCGTGTAATCTCCACTTTTCAATGTGTCGTAATATTTACGTACACGTTCAGCGGTCGTGTACCGCATAGCGAGCATCAAGGGCCACAATCCAACATTCATCAACGACAACATCCAATTGTGTTTCAGACGCGACATGCTCAGGCCAATCTCTAGCCCCGTAAACACAGCGGCCCCGCCCCAGTACAATCGACTTACCCACGTAAAGAGGGTATTCAGTGCCGGAACGTCCAGAAAAGAGCGAACGAGTAAGGTGGCCCCGATGCTTACAGCGGTCACTACAAGCCCGAGCGCTAACTCTGCGGCCCCTGCTATTCCTCCGAGGATAATCGCAGCCATAAGATCTGTTATCAGTAATACATAGATTTATTTTACTCATCACTTCGCATAGATCCCCATTGCACATTTTCCGCCATCCAATCCATTGTACTCGGGTCGCGCGTGTAACTCACGGTAAAGACTTTTTCGGAAGGATCGGTGGCCCATAACACTTTAACACCCTTCGCGTGCCAACATGGGTTCGTCATTCTCTTCCATACAACAGAATGTGCCTTATGTCTTACCCTTACACGCGGGTCCAGGGTAGTGGCTACCGCAAACTGGCCGACGATAGCCCCGTTTGCGTATAATACAGGCTGATGTAGGATAGCATCGTAAGATTTCTTGGGCGTCATCAGGATTGCATCGATCCCAACTATGAAAAATGAATTTGAATTTAAAAAAAAAAAATAAAAGTTCAGGTCTACATCTAAAAAAGCCGGGATTAAATTAAAATAATGCTCTCTCTCCAAAAAAATGTCTCAC